TATGTCAATTGCGATGGCGATGTATGTTGCAGAATCCTCGTTTAGTCAATTAACAAAAGTTACAGAACAGACAAAAGCAATGTTAAATTCGTGGATGGTTCAAGAGGACGATTTACCTTCAAAATCCATATCATTTAACCCACAAATTCCGAATATGCCGTCAAGATACGGTGACCCAAATCTTAACTCTGGACCATCAAGGGAGGAATATATGAAGTATAATTGGCTTTTTGGTGGTATGAGATAATATTTATTTTAACTACAAATATATTGTTTATCTATTTATACTTGTAGTTAATTTTATTATATGGAAAATAATCAAAATCTTACAGTTTGGCAAAGGCTAACCAAAACATTTGGACCCTATTCGTTGTTAGGTCAGGACTACCCAACTTATCAATATGACAAACAGGAGTTGTTAAAAACAACTTCCAAACAACAATACGATAAAGAAAAATTACAGGCTCAGCAAACTTATTACTTAGCCAATCAATGGACCAAAATTGAAAATAACCTTTATACTCAAGCAACATATTATGAACCAACAAGATTGGCATCGTTTTATGACTTTGAGTCAATGGAATATACACCAGAAATATCTGCAGCACTTGACATTTATGGCGAAGAATCAACAACTGTAAATCAGGATGGTTTAATGGTTCAGGTTTATTCAGATTCGCAAAGAATTAAATCAATTTTGAGTGATTTATTTAATAACGCATTGGACGTAAATACGAACTTACCAATGTGGACAAGAAATACTTGTAAATATGGTGATAATTTTGTGTATCTGAAACTAGACCCTGAAAAAGGTGTTGTTGGTTGTATGCAATTACCAAACATTGAAATTGAAAGATTGGAAATGGGTATGGCATCAAAAACGTACAACACTGAAGCGGACCCAAGAAACACTGGTTTGAGATTCAAATGGAAAGCCCGTGATATGGAATTTAATTCATGGGAAGTAGCACATTTTAGATTATTAGGTGATGATAGAAAACTTCCATACGGGACATCAATGTTAGAAAAGGCAAGACGTATTTGGAAACAATTAATTCTGGCAGAGGACGCAATGTTAATTTATCGTACATCAAGAGCGCCTGAAAGAAGGATTTTCAAAGTTTTTGTTGGAAACATGGATGACCAAGATGTTGAGGCGTATGTAAATCGTGTTGCAAACAAATTTAAACGTCAACAAGTTGTTGACCATAAATCAGGAAATGTGGATTTAAGATTTAATCAAATGGCAGTAGACCAAGATTATTTTGTTCCTGTTCGTGACCCAGCATCGCCTAGTCCTATTGAAACATTACCAGGTGCTCAAAATTTGGCTGAAATTGCGGATATCGAATACATCCAAAAGAAATTATTAACCGCACTTCGTGTTCCAAAAGCGTTTTTAGGATTTGAGGAACCTGTTGGTGATGGAAAAAATTTATCATTAATGGATATTCGTTTTGCAAGAACTATCAATAGAATTCAAAAAAGTATGTTGGCAGAAATGAATAAAATTGCCATTATACATTTGTTCTTATTAGGTTTTGAGGACGAACTAAGTAATTTTACATTAGGCCTTAACAATCCATCAAAACAAGCCGATTTATTGGGTATTGATGTTTGGAAAGAAAAGATGTTGTTATATAAAGATGCGGTCGGCGCAATTGAGGGAATTGCACCAGTATCAGTATCGTGGGCCAAAAAACATATCTTAGGGTTCTCTGATGAAGAAATCAAATTAGATTTACAACAACAAAGAATTGAAAAAGCGGTTGGTGCGGAATTAACAAACACTGCGACAATTATTGTTCACACAGGAATTTTTGATAACGTAGATAAATTATATGGTCAAAAATCAGGAACTACCGCATCTGCAGGAGCCTCACCTCCACCACCACCTGAAGGAGGGGAAATTGGAGGTGGATTACCACCGCCACCGCCAGGACCTGAACCAGGTGGAGAAGCGGGAGTTACCCCCGAGTCCAAAACAAGAGAAAACATGAACATATTACTTGAAAGTACTGATTTTATAAATGAGGATGACTTTATAGATTTATCAAAAGCAAGAAATTCTTTGGGTGATATGGGTAAAGAATTGGATAGATTACTAAATGATTGATATTTATTAATAAAATTTCAGAAAAATGAAAATAGGTATTTTAAAATCAAAGGTTGAGAAGTTGCTTTCAGAATCATATAGTAAAGGGACTTTCAAAGAAGAAATAAAAAACTTCAATAGGAACGTATTATCCAATAAAAACATTTCAAAATTGTTTTTTTTATACGATGAATTATCCGAAAATAAGGGATATAATCAAAAACTTGCCGAAGATTTTGTTTTTGAATCAATCACAATATTTGAAAATATCTTAAATAAAACAGATAAAAAAGATGTTGAAAAACTTAGAAAATGGGTTGTTGGTGTAAATTCACACAACCAATATTCTGATATTGATAATTTGTTTTATGGTTCATCTGATGTTTTACAGTTGGAAAATAAAGTGAGAAGCAAATCCGTTATTGTAGAAACTCTGAAAAAAAACCCAATTAATTCAGATAAAGAAGTTATTAATTTACCTTTGTCGTCAATGGTTAAAGTTGCAAATAACACAATAGAAGGATTTATATCTGAATTAAATGAATCTGAAAAAAAAGAACTTAATTCTTTATTAAAAGAAGATGAGGTTAAATTAAACAAAAATTTCAACTTTCTAAAAGAAGAGGCGATTGTAAAATTGGTTGTTATATTGGAACAAGAATCTGACGAGAATGTCAAAAATACAATTTCTGAAACAATAGATAACATCAAAATTAAAAAATTTGACAGATTAGAGTATTTTCGTTTAAAGAACTTAGTGAATAACATATAAAATTTTGACAATTTGACAAACATTTCCTAAATTTTTTTCAACAAAAATAAACTCGGAAAAAGTGAGGGAATGAAAAAAGGAAAAACCGCAAAAATTAGCGGATTCAAATCATCAAAAGTTAATTATGGAACAGTAGATTCAAAAAACTTAAAATCAATTTACATTAACATTCAAACTTGGGTAGAACCAAAGGACGATTACGACAATTGGACAAGAATTGTTCTTAATATGTCTCGAGCAGTCAAACACGTTGTTTTAAATTGTCTTGACAAAACTTTATATGATGAAAAATTCATTGTGGATTTAGATTTAAGAACAAGTGGAATCCAATACAAAAAAAGGTCTTTTATGAATTTAGAAATTAATTTGTATTTGGTAGATGAATTAGATTTTAAATCACAAGTATTAAAAAAATCAGTTAAAAGTATTGTTTCTTGTATTCATTCAGACATATTCAGAAAGAACGAATATTTTAATTTTCACATCAGCAAAAAAGACAAATCTCAATTAGTTCAGGTAGAAATGTAAAGTTTGCGGTATTTATATAAAAATATCGATATGAACGAACTTAAAATATTGAAACCTTCCGACTTAGGGAGGGGGATTCTTATTGAGTATGATGCTGGATATGTATCACCAAAAGAATTTGGAAATCAAAAACATTTGATGGAATCAAAATCGTTTATGGATTATAGCAAACCTTTTGAGTTTTATGCTGTATTACAAAAATACGATACACCAAATCGTAATGGTAGAATCTACCCTGAAAGAATTTTAAAAAGAGAATCCGAGAATTATAAGAAAATAATTAATAAGGGAGTTTCCCTTTCAGAATTAAACCACCCTGAATCATCTTTGATTGATTTGGACAGAGTATCACACATTATAACTGATATATGGTGGGATGGTAAAATCTTAATGGGTAAATTAAGATTATTGACATCCCCAGGATTTCACGAAAGAGGTGTATGTTCTACAAAAGGTGATTTGGCCGCAAATTATTTAAGACAAGGTGTAACATTGGGTATATCATCAAGAGGAGTTGGGTCATTGAAAAAGGTTGGAGAACAAAATGAGGTTCAAGATGATTTTGAATTAATTTGTTTTGACCTCGTATCGTCACCATCTACACCTGGTGCTTATTTATTTTCAAATCCTGAAGACAGAAATAATTTTGAGGAAAATTTAGAAGAAGAAAAACAAACTCAAAGAGAAAGACATGTAGGTCCTACGGGTAATGATTCTTTAGATTTGATGAAAAGATTAAATACCTATCTAAATAAATAATACTTGATTTTATTAAAATGTTTTTGGATATTTTAATAAAAAAACTATGGACGAAAAATATTTTATTGCAAAACTTTATTATGAATTTCCTGATTCAGAATCGGGAAAAATAAAAAAAGTCAAAGAAGAAAAGTTAGTTAAGGCTTACAGTCCTACGGACGTTGAGGCTAAAATAACAAAAAGATACAGTGATTTGACCTATGATTGGAGAATCACTTCGATTGCTGAAAGCAAAATTGATGAAGTAATTGAGGTAGAATAAAACATAATATAGTTTGAAAAAGGAGGACCAAAAAAGTCCTCCTTTTTTTATTTATTTAATTTTTTTTGCAGGATTTTATTGTGAAATGGATTTTTTTGTAAAAACACAATATTTATATGAAAAAATAAACTTTTACGAAAAAATGGCAAAAGAAAAAAATTTAGTGGAAGAGGCTCTTATACAAATGAAAAATTTGGAAGAGGCTGTAGCCGAGAATGCAAAAGGAATACTTGCTTCAACTATGAAGGAAGAAATCAAAGAATTGGTAAAAGAATCTATCGTATCTGAACAAGGTGAAGATGATGAGATTGAAACAACAGATGATGAAATGGATGTAGACATGGATTCTGATGATATGGATGTAGACATGGATTCTGATGACGAAGATATGGATTTAGACATGGATTCTGATGAAATGGATATGGATATGGATTCTGATATAGATGACACCGAAATGGACGACGAAGTTATTGATTTATCAGGAGAAGATATCTCTGATGAAGATTTACTTAAAGTCTTTTTGGCTATGGACGAAAATGACGGTGTTATAGTAAAAAAGGACGACAGGATGATAAATCTTAGAGACGAAAACACAGATAAAGAATATATGATTCAAACTGAATCCGAAGAAGAAATGGAAGAAAACTACATGGAAGATGAAATGATGGAATCTTACGAAGAAATGGAAGAAAACTACATGGAAGATGAAATGATGGAATCTTACGAAGAAATGGAAGAAAACTACATGGAAGATGAAATGATGGAATCTTACGAAGAAATGGAAGAAGACGACA